TTGGCTTAAAGTAGGTAAGTTCGATAAAGAGGTATACACGAGAGGCCAAATCCCGGAGTTATGGGAGGAGTTTCTACCTAGAGTTGATAGGTTAGAGATAGCGTTCGACGACGACAAGTGGCAGGCTAAACCTTCGGGGTTGTGTCGCAATTGGTGCCCAGTTGGTAAAAAATTGTGCGACTTCTGCGGGGTGTAGCATGGCTATGACACCGGAAGGAAAAGTAAAGAAGAAAGTAAAAGAGTATTTAGTATCAATAGGTGCATGGTACTACATGCCCGTGTCAAACGGCATGGGACGTTCGGGGTGTCCGGACATACTAGTATGTTACAAAGGTCATTTCTTGGCTTTTGAAACTAAAGCACCGGGGAAGCTAAAGAATACAACTCCAAACCAAGACAGAGAGATTGCAGGTATTAATAAAGCAGAGGGTCTTGCTATTGTAGTTGATGACGTAGAACAAGTTAAGGAGGTAATCAATGCCAAAGACATCGGCTAAGTCGCTAAAAACTAAAGCGGCGTATAACAAGAAACCAAGTGTTCAAAAGAAACGCGTGGCAAATAACAAAGCACGACGCCACGCGTTAGCAAAAGGTACCGTTACGAAAGGCGACGGTAAAGATGTTGACCACAAGAAGCCACTGGCAAAAGGTGGAAGCACAAGCGACTCAAACACACGAGTGGTTAGTCAGAAAACAAATAGAGGGTGGAGAAAGAAAAACCCGGAGATGTACAAAAAAGGGAGAAAGTAAATGTCAGCAAATGATAGGCAGGTCAGCGGTAGTCACTACCAGACTGAGATACAGCCTTGGGACTTCATAGTCGCAAACAACCTTAATTACTTAGAAGGCAACATCATTAAGTATGTGTGCCGGTACAAAGATAAGAACGGTATTGTAGACCTACATAAGGCACAACACTACTTACATAAGTTAATTGAGGGGTTAGAAAATGTTAGTTCACAAGAAGAAAAAGGCTCTATTACTGAGGCTTAGAGAGCCGGATAGAGTTCTAAATGTCATAACGACAGCAAAAAAAGTAAAAGTAAAAGGGGTGGAGTACGTAGCAGTACCCCACCGGATAGATGAGACAAGGATACTAAGAAACTTAGGGCATGACGCACCGTCACCTATTAGGTACCACTACGAGTGGTCGGGGAGGTTTACCCCTTTTTCAGCCCAAAAAGACGCGGCGGCGTTTCTATCTACGCACAAGAGAGCGTTCAATCTAAGTGAGTTAGGCACTGGTAAGTCACTGGCTTCACTGTGGGCGTACGATTTCCTAAAGAAAGAAGGGAAACTAAACAAGGCTTTAATTATAGCACCACTGTCTACTTTGGAAAGAACGTGGGCAGATGAGTTGTTCAATCACTTCCCGCACTTAACGTGCGCAGTACTGCATGGTACTAGAGCAAAAAGGTTAAAGTTATTGGCGCAAGACGTGGACATCTACATTATTAACCACGACGGACTAGCTATTGTAGAAGAAGCTCTACAAAATAGACAAGACATAGACCTAGTAGTACTAGACGAGATAGCGCAGTGTGCGCGTAACGCTAGTACCGACAGATGGAAAGTTATAAATAAAATTGTAAACAAGCACAAGAAAAAAAGAGCTTGTTGGGGTATGACCGGAACGCCTACACCTAACTCCCCTACTGACGCTTGGGCACAGTGCAGACTCCTAGTACCCGAGAAAGTACCTCCCTATTTCAACAGATTTAAGATGCAGGTTATGCGTCAGTTGAGTCAGTTCACTTGGATACCTAAGCCGAATGCGACGGACATAGTAAAAGATATTATGCAACCCGCAGTACGGTTTACTAGAGATGAATGTTTAGACCTACCACCTCTATTGTACGAAACACGGCAGGTTAGTTTAACCAAGGAACAGACTAAGGCGTATAAAGAAATGATGACTAGGTTGCAGACTCAAGCAGATACCGGAGCCATAACAGCGGTTAACGAAGCTGTAAAACTAGCAAAACTAATTCAAATTGCTTGTGGCGTCGTCTACGCCGATGATGGATCAGAAGTAACGATACCGTCGAACCCACGCATCCAAGAAACAAGAGACATAGTACGAGCCGCGGAAGGAAAGGTAATTGTGTTCGTGCCGTATGTTTCCTCAGTTAAGATGGTAGCAGAAGAACTGAGTAAAGACTTCACAGTTGAGATTATTTACGGCGGAGTTAAGAAGAACGAGCGCGACCGTATATTCGGTGAGTTCCAAAAAGGTAAAGACCTAAAAGTTATTGTGGCTCAACCAGCATCTATGTCCCACGGGTTGACTCTAACCGCCGCTAGTACAATTATTTGGTACTCATGTGTTACATCCAACGAAACTTTTGAACAAGCCAACGGTAGAATTAATAGACCGGGGCAAAAAATGAACAATTTTATCATCATGCTTGAGGGTACAAAAGTCGAGAAACGTATATACAAAAGGCTTAAAAACAAGCAGAAAATGCAGGGTGCTTTACTAGACGAAATAAAGTTGCATAGAGGCAAGGTTATGTCTTGACACCCTAAAAAATTTAGGGTAACCTGTACGCTTCTGAACTTATATGATAGGATTTGTACTTATATGAACTTACTTAGACCGGAGGAAGTTTCGGACAAATTAGGCATTAGTAAAGGGGCATTATCCTCATTGCGAAGAAGAGAAGTCAGCTTCCCCCTACCTATTAGAGTATCTCAAAAGGTGCTTAGGTGGGACGAGGCCGACATTAACGATTGGTTACTAAAAAAGAAGGAGAGTGCAAATGGCAAAAGCGAGTGAAATGGACGATGTTTCATTACTAAAGTTGTTTATCGCGTTGCGTGACCGTAGAACCCGAAGAAAAGCGGACTACCAATTAGACGACTCTGACGATAAAGAAAAGCAGGAAAAGATAGAAATTGAGTTCCTAAAACGTTTTAACGAACGGGGAATAGATAACGTATCTGCCCGAGGTGTGGGCACTGCTTACAAATCAATACGGTCATCAGCTACAATAGCTGATTGGGATAGCCTTTTTGAATTCATCCAAGGGGATGAAGCTTGGGAAATGCTTGAACGCCGTGTTAACAAAACTGCTATACAGCAGTATAAAGAAGAGAACGGTGACTTGCCACCCGGTGTGAACTGGAGCGAAACGCAGGTCATTAATTTTAGACGTAAATAATAAGAGAGGTATATATGAGCGACATGGTTACAATAAATTCGGGAGGGCTACCTGCTCACCTGCAAGGTAAAGCTAAAACTAATAATTTGTTTGCTGCGGCAGTACAAGTAGGCGGGTTTCCGGTAATTTCAATTAAGGGTAAGGTGTTTCATATCCAGCGTGGCGACGAAAGAGAGTTAGTCACAAAGGTAGGAACCGACGACGAACCGGCGGCGTCTGTAGAGTTAATTATCTTATCTGTTAATCCTAATAAGTCAAAAGTCTACTACAACAGTGGTTTTGTGGAAGGCAGTGTTGCTAAACCAACATGCTACTCGAACAACGGCGTAGCACCTTCTGCAGATGCTGAGTCTCCGCACTCTAAAAAATGCGCAGTCTGCCCGCACAACCAGTGGGGTTCACGCATCACTGATAACGGCGGCAAAGGTAAAGCTTGTGGTGACTCTATGCGTTTGTGTGTAGCCCCTGCAGGTCAGATTAACGACCCTATGCTACTTAGAGTTCCTGCGGCAACGCTTAAGACGTTAGGTATCTACGGTTCTCAACTTTCCAAACGTGGTGTAGAGCCTCATTACGTTATTACAAAAGTTGGTTTTGATTACAACGTGGCACACCCCGCATTAACATTCAAAGCTGTCCGCTTCGTGGAAGAAGAGGAACTAGCTGTTGTAGAAGCAACACTTAAAGACGAGAATGAGTTAATTGAGCAAATCACGGGTATTTCGGAAAAGCCGAGTACTAACGTTGAGGCTGTAGCAGAAGCTACTACTCCTAAAGCTAAACCTGCTAAAGTTGAAAAGCCAAAACCTGCCAAGAAGGAAGTTGTAGAAATTGATGAAGTGGATGACGCTTTAGACAACTTGGACTTCGACGACTAATACGTTGTAGTACC